CCTCTTGGTTTGTCCCATGAGTATTCTTGAATGGTATTTTCATTTAGTGGAATTTTAGTCCAGTCTTGTTCGGGGACGAATGATCCAAACACTGTGTCGGTTGGTTCTGTGTTGTCGTCGGTCTCTAAACCTTTAGAGAATATCTTATGCAATTTTAGGATCGCTGTTGTATCGTCACTGTAGAATGTGACTCTGTTATGGCAATGATTCGGCATTACTGACACCTCTCCTCGAATAGTGCATTTGCTTTTCTATCGAGTGCTATCTGAACACCTAAGTGATCTTCGATAGTTGCAAACATCTCAGGAGTAAGTTTGTTTGCTTCACAGAATTCTGTGATTGCTTGTTCCATACAATCTTCGAGTATGGATTCATGATGTAAGACTGACATAAGACTTTGTTTATGTTTATAGTATTAGTATACTATATGGCAACTGCATATACTACAACCTATGTGACACTAATATTAGTGGCACACCTGCAGCAGCGGTTGCTGCAGCAGCATGTACAATAAAGGAGTACGAATAGAAAAATCATTTAATGCAAACTCATTCAATTACCCTAGGCATGAACATCCCAAACGCGGGTACCGTTACCAATCAAATGTGGATCGACTTTCTAAACGTTACGGTCCTTGCATCTCTTGAGTACGCTACTATCACCGACGCAATCGGTATATACAAAGGGACGCTAGAAAAGAGTAAGGTGATATCCATCACCACGGAGGATCCTGCAGCGGTAGATGCACTTCGCAAAGTGGGTGATGCATACAAGCAGCAATTCAATCAAGATGCTATAATGTATGCTGTACAGGCAGTCCCTATACTACAATTTACATGACAGACTTTACACCACGTGAGATCATCCGTCTCATCGCTTTATTCTTTGCTGAGATCCTAAACATCTCAGCTGCCGATGTGCCAGTTGGATTAGTGGCATACTTCCTATCGTAATGTGCTCACCTATCTCTTATAATAGAATCAGAAACAAACCCCAGAGGATTTATGTTCAACGACAAACTACAACCAATCTACGACGGAAAGGTATTAGTCAATCAATCAGCAATGGACAATCCAATAGTCCAATCAGCATTAGCAGAAATGTCAAAGAGAAACTTTGAACCCCAAAGAATCAACCGCTACGGGGTATGGTACATCTCAGATAGGCACTAATCATGAACGGAATCAACAAACAACCCCTTTATATCAAAGGGGAATATGCCTTAATCGCACGTTACAACAAATTTGATGAAGTTGTAGAAATTGCAGACATTCACACCCCAGACTTAGGGTGGACAGACTACGACCCTACACAGGGTGCGAGCAGTGATGAGTTAACAGAAATCTGCAACTCATTATATGATAGATGCTTATTAGCGGAATTAGGTGTTGAAGGATTCACACCCGCTAACGAACATAAGTTAATAAAGTCTTAATATTTGGGGGGTTTACTTCCCCCATTTTTTGCTATAATTAAAGAGTAAAGTTCATTATTCCCTATGACTACTAAAACACAAAGATTAATCCAAAGAATCCAAGAAAAGGAATCTTTTTATGATGTCGCATATGTATGCGAAGATTTTGAAACTTTTGAAATCGAAGTTGCTGAGTGGGGTGTAGACCACATAGCAGGGGTAGACTTTGACGACCCCGAAGTTAACAGAGGTATGATGGATGCGTTTTTCGCTTCATTCGGTTGCACACCTGACAACCCACACCCCTGTAGTAAGTATGCTACAGCAAAAGTTTATCAGGGTGCATGATGCCACACTTCATTGTAGAAAACATAGAGTTCGACTTTACGGACTCTATGGGTACAATCACAGAGCAGGAGCAGGAATTTATTACGGACAACGCTCTGGGGTTATGGTGGGTTGAAGAAGAAACCGACTTGGTGGACTACATCACAGACAAAACGGGGTGGTGTATTAGTTCAATTAAATACTGTCCGAACCGCCCACACCCGTTAACCGCATATAAGTAAATGTATCGGTTTGTTAACAAAGTACCCCATTCGTTAAAGAGTGGGGTTATACTAAGTATATAAATTAATTCCCTTTTTATTATGATTGAATATTTCGTAGAAGTTCCAAACACAAACATCAGAGAGTCAGTAGCAACTCTTGATGATGCTTACCCTATGTGTTACGACCTCGCCCAACAGTTCGGATTTGCTGAAGTCTGTTGGTATGCTCTTAACGGAAAGAGAGTAACTGAAGGCAGTTACACCGACAGGGACTAATCTCCCTGTCTCACCCTTGAGACACCTGACAGTATGTGTTCGTGATGAACAGTTATGGGGGTCGCCCGCCCCCCGTTATAAAATCGCAAGGTACCATTAAGCTATAAACGACCCAATTTGACCTGTAAATATAAAACGCACTTAATTTACACAGGGGGTACAGAAATTTTTTCGTGTGTAAAAATGCCCACAGGGGTCGCTTGCAAAAAATACAAAGGTACTATATACTGGAAGAAGTGAACGATATGAATGAAACACGATTCTGAATCTCAAATCCAACCGATCACAATTGACCCAATTACAGGAGAGTATAAGTTAACGATACCTGAGTGGATGATGAACGAATACGGTTGGTATGAGGGAATGAATCTTGAATGGTTTATTGATATCGATGGTATCCACATACTCGAAGAGGAAGAATGAAATTCTATCACATCTATTTGGAAGACAAGTGTTTGTTCAAAAATGTAAATGAGGAAGAGTTTAATATTATATGGAATAAACTATACACATCATATTGGAAAGAAGAGTTAACATATACAGAAGTCAACGAAACCCCCACAGCAGTATTTGAAGAATCATCTTATTAATGAAAAATTTTATTGAAGGATATGTTAATGCACTAACTTCGGAAGAGTGTGCAAAGATTATCAGTTATATGAATGAAGAAGGTAGATTAGCTCCTGGTCGAGTTATGGAACCGAATACTGGAAAAGATATTATATTCAAGGAGTATAAAGATTCATCGGATGTAAGAATGGATTTGAGAGAGGAGAATGAGATTAATAAGATAATACTTCCTTCATTAACAAAGTGTATTTCTTTGTATACGAAGAAACATCCACAGATGAATAATATTGATTACTGGGAAGTTGACCACATTTATAATCTACAGAAGTATAATCCTGGTCAATGTTTTTCTTCAACTCATTGTGAGAATGCATCAAAGGTCACATCACATCGTGTACTTGCTTGGATGTATTATTTAAATACAGTGAAAGATGGTGGAGGTACACAGTTTGATAATTATGAAATTGCAGTTGAAGCAGTGGAAGGACGATGTTTAATCTGGCCAGCATACTGGACACATTTTCATCACGGAATAGTGAGTAAAACCGAAACAAAATATATCGCAACAGGGTGGTTTCTCTACAGTTCATTTTTCGTTGACAACGAATAGATAATGATGTATAATAAAATTGTAATTACAACATATTATGGCGAAAGGATTTACAGTAAAAGCAAAGAACCCAAAACCAAAGAAGGCAGCATCTGCTGCTCCTCAATATGATTATGCAAAGGCAAAAGAAATGATTAAAGGAAAGACAGTTGTATTCTGTCTACCTGGTCGTGGTGTATCATACACCTTTCTGAAATCCTTTGTGTCATTATGTTTTGATTTAGTACAATCAGGAGCAAGTATACAGATATCACAAGATTATTCATCAATGGTAAATTTTGCCCGATGCAAATGTCTTGGTGCAAACGTTCTTCGAGGACCTGACCAGTTACCTTGGGATGGTAAGTTAAACTATGACTATCAGTTATGGATTGATAGTGATATTGTTTTCAATGTTGAGAAGTTTTATCAGGTTCTTCTGATGGATAAAGATATCGCAGCAGGTTGGTATTGTACAGAAGACGGAAAGACAACATCAGTTGCACACTGGTTAGAAGAAGATGATTTCCGCACAAACGGTGGTGTGATGAATCATGAAACAATAGATAGTATTAGCAAAAGAAAGAAACCATTTACAGTTGATTATACTGGTTTTGGTTGGTTACTGATCAAGCACGGTGTGTTTGAACACGAAGGTCTACCCTATCCTTGGTTTGCTCCAAAGATGCAGGTGTTTGAATCGGGTGAAGTACAAGATATGTGCGGTGAAGATGTATCATTCTGTTTAGATGCAAAGGAAGCAGGATTTGAAATCTGGTGTGATCCTCGTGTTCGAGTTGGTCACGAAAAGACAAGGATAATCTAATGATGGCAATTATTACCATATTGGTCATTATCTTTATTCTAATCTTGATGTTAAATTATTATAATCCACATCATTAATATGAACTATGGTTTTACACTGATCTTTTGGATCTCTATCGGACTTTTCGTATTCTACCAATGGGACAAAAACAAGAGCAAGAAGAAAAACAAAAGAAGAAAGTAGAGCGTTATAACGTCCTACGCAAAGGCAAGGTGATCTTCTGGAATGTATCAGAGAGCGAAATGTTCGACATTATGGAAGACCTTGCAGTTGAGTGCTATTATAATAAGACACTCACAGCACAAGATATTACTTATGAACCTTATATTGAGGAACCACTAAATGGCTAAAAGATCAGGAATGATGGGCAGTACTTATATAACTGAGACGAGACCCAAAAAAACTCGTCAGGGGCGGGGAAAACACTCGAAATTTGCAGCGACCTCCCGTAACTCGGCTCGCAAAAGATACAGAGGGCAGGGTCGTTGATTCCAAAACAGGAAATACTTACTTATCTTGCTCCCAGTAAGGTTTGTAAAGGTGTCGGAGTTTTTGCCTATGTGAATATACGAAAAGATACCGTGATATTTCCTGTTACGAAAAATGAGGATTATTTAAAAATCCCTTGGGTTGATGTAACGAATCGTGCTCGTAAAAAAATACAACAACTTACCGCTGGCTTTGATGAAGAGGGATTTTATACGGATGTGGATATCAATCGCTTTGATATTTCATATTATGTAAATCACTCTCGAAAACCAAATGTTTATTATGATTCTGAATCAAGTTCATTATATGCAATGAGAAATATTAAACGGGACAAAGAACTTTTACAATATTATCCACCAAATGAAAGAATGTGGAGTAAATACTAATGTATTGTCGAATTCGACTTCAAGAAACAAACTATCAGGAATATCATAACTATCGGATTCTTGGTAGTTCTTCTTTTGAAAGATGCTTGGAAATATACAAAGATTATATTGTCTATAAGAACTTTGAAGGAACAGTGCCAATCTTTCGTGAAGAGTTTGAATTACCTCATACAGATATCATTGGGTACTATGATGGAAATGAATTGGCAGCATTTACTCTTGCATATAAATTCAAGAGTGTAAATAGTGTATGGGCAGATCAGTTCGCTTGGAATTATAAAAATAAAAAATTAGGTTTAGGTCATGTTGCAAATAAAAATGAAATTGCATTATATAAAAGATTAGGGTATAATTATTATTATCTGGGTGAATCATCAGATTATAAATCAAAATTACAAGGATACGAAATTTCTAACTTCTTCGACGAATGGCAAAACTAATTGCAAATCTACCAACAAAGAAAATATGGGTACGAAAAGAGTACCTTACTGACTTTCAATCGGGTTTTGGAGAGTTTGTAGAGGGATTATGGGTATGTGCAAAGTCAATACAGGGTCGTGCATTCTATTTTGAGACATATTTACCCGAATATGGAGCAATGTATGATAAATTACCCATCTCTGCATTTCTCTCACGACCAAAAACACCCGATCCTGATATGGATTTGGTTAATTTACAGTTTTGGAACTGTATGGACTATGATTTTACTGTGATAGTCAAGCAATTTGTTGCTCCAATGGAGTGGGAATGTCGAACAAGACACTTTGGAAATCAAAAAGGACAGTATATTTGCACTCTAGACAACTATCATGGTGATTTTGACCAGATAGATGCTTCAACAAGTGAGATGCCTGACGAACATAAGTCATTTAATCTCATTGAATTACGAAATGGGCAGTATTGTCTCTATCCAAACAACCGATGTCGCATCTTTGATACCTCAATGACACCTCAAGATGTTAAAATACCCGATTTTAAGGTATCAACACGTATTTTTGAGGTTGAGAACGATGTCAACTGGGGTCGATTAGGTGATTGTGATGATTATTTCTGGACAACACCCGATGAAAGACGAGAAGAGTAAGTATATACTTAATTGGATTCGAGAAATATCCAAAATTCGACCAGAATTAGGTAATTTTGCAATATGTCCTTATGCATCAGGTGCTAATTTTAGTATTCAAGAACAAAAATTACATCAAATTGTGCCAAATTCCGATTTTGATGTTATAATTCATATAGTTGAAGAAGATATAGACTCAAATTCTTTGTATAATGCGGTTGATGACTACAATAAAAACTATCCAGACTATAAATTTATTGCAGATCACGGAAAAACTAGTACATACATACAAGGAATACAGACAAATAATGGAAAATACAACTTAGTTCTTTGTCAACCACGACAAGAACTAACTGAAGCAAGAAAAAAACTTGCAAAAACCAATTATTACGATTATTGGGACAAAAATTACCTTGAAGAGGTACTTGAAGATGACTACAGAATCATTAATGATGGAAAAACACGTTAAAAATGCTCATATGGGCACTCATTTACTAATTGAGGTGTATAATGTACCCTTTGATAAGTTAAATGATAAGGAAAAAATAGAACAAGTATGTGAAAATGCTTGTAAAACAGAGGGTTTGAACGTTCTCAACACTTATACGCATCAATTTGACCCTTATGGAGTAAGTTGTACTGTTTCACTTGCAGAAAGTCATCTATGTTGTCACACTTGGCCAGAAAAACAGTGTGTTGCCATTGATATTTTTACTTGTGGAGCGAAAAATCCACGTTGTGTTGGTTGGTGGATACTTGAATATTTTGATAGTGATGATTATGTGATGAATGATTATGCAAGATAGGGTATAAATAAATCTAAAAGCATTAATAATGGCGACTGTACGTAAATCAAGAGCATTTAAGGATATAAGTTTGTCTTTTTCACCACATCCAGTGACAAAAGACCTTCCTGTACTCATTAATGAGCGAGCAGTCGTAAGATCAGTGAGAAATTTATGTGAAACTATTCCGACAGAGAGGTTTTTTAATTCTGATCTTGGAACAGATATACGTGGATCTCTATTCGAGAACTTTTCTCGTGAAACTCTTGAAACAATAGAGGATCAAATAAGAGATTCCATAAGAAATTTTGAACCAAGAGTAAACAATTTGAAAATTGAAGCAACTTCTAGACCTGATGACAACACATTTAGTGTAAAAGTTATTTTTGACATTGTTGGATTACAAGTACCGACTCAAGGATTCACATTTTTATTAGAACCAACAAGATAATATGCCCTTTACACAGTTTACAAATTTAGACTTTGATGGAATCAAAGCACAAATAAAAGATTTTCTTCGTTCAAACTCAAATTTTACTGATTTTGATTTTGAAGGCTCTAATTTTTCTGTAATTATTGACACTTTAGCATATAACACATATATTAATGCGTTTAACGCAAACTTGTTAGCAAATGAATCATTTTTAGACTCTGCAACTATTCGAGAGAACGTAGTATCATTAGCAAGGAATATAGGATATGTACCCCGTTCAAAAACTGCTGCAACAGCAACTGTAAGAATAAGTGATATAAATGTTGGTACCACAAACGATTCAACGACTAAGTTTCTTACTCTTCGTGCGGGACTTGTATGTGTAGGTGCATCAGAAAATACAACTTACCGTTTTTCATTACCTGATAATATAACATCAACTAGAGTCAGAGACATTGGTGGAACATCTTTTGCTCAATTTGATGAACCAATTACAATTCACGAAGGCACTTATCTTACAAGAACATATAGAGCAAATACATCAGTAGATCAAAGATTTATTATTGATAGTCCTGGTATTGATAGTTCAACATTAAGAGTATTTGTTTCAGGTCCAAATGATACATCTATAGGTCGTCAATATAAAATGATTGATAATATCTTAAATATTGATAAAGACTCTGAAATATTCCTTGCTCAAGAAGTTCAAGATGAAAAATATGAAATTCGTTTTGG